TAATCAATTGATGACATTCAATCTTACACAGAATACAACAAGTAATAGAAATATAGACATATACGCTTTAAGCTATAACATACTTAGGTTAGATAAAGGTATGATGCGAGTAATGTTTAATACGACATGAACATGCAAACGGGTTTCGGTGATTCGGGTGACAATATGGCTGAGCAGTATATCAGTACTATGATGAATATTGTCACACCTGTATTGGAAAAATCTATGGTGTTGGCTTGTGAATATTCGAAAGCGTGTGGAAGAGATATTCTTCTTCCAGAAGACATTGAATATGCAAGTAAGTACTGTGCCATGTACACAGTTGGACACGATATTGGTAGCATTTTTCCAGAAATTTACAATGATCAAGACGACGAAGAAGAAGAAGACGAAATTGAGGAAGTTGATGATGCTGACTGTCCACTATTCACAAGGTACTCCGGTACAGAGGAAAGGTTCAAACGTATCAATGAAGCCTATGATAGATGGGATTCATGGCAACCCCAGAATCCGACAGAAGTCATGTTAAAAAATGCTATTAATAGTAATGGACCCAGTGGGATGGACTAATAGTGAATTTAAAGTTATTGATAATGACTCAGAAACAGACAGTGATACGGATTCTGACACAGACTCCGAAGAAAACAATCAGGGGACCAAGGGTTATTCTACACAAAAATACAAGAAAATCTTAGATGAAGTTGAATTGTTACCAGAATAATTTTCTATACTTACAATAAATGTCTACCGCCGCTCTCGAAACTGTCCAGGTTCTCACTAAGGAGCTCCAATCCCAGTCTCTCAACTCTGTTGTCGCGGGTTTTTCCTTCGCGGCTGCCATCTCCTGGCTTGATCTCGTTCGTTGGGCTATCAACCAGATTGTCCGCGTCCAGAAGAACGGCGGCCTCCACTATGGTCTCACCGCTCTGTTCACGACTCTCCTCTCTGTCGTTGTGTACCTCGTGATCGCTCGCTTCTCTCCCGGTGTGAAGAAGCCCATCGCTCCCGTGTACGCTGTCACTCGCTAAGTTTTCTTACGTGTGATGACCAGAGTAAGCATACCAAAAAATAAAATTATAGAAATCAAGACGTATTGTCTCCATCTATACGGATCCTCAAAATCGGGGATGCTTATAGGCGGTGGTAAAACCCCAACATCTGGTGCAGTATGCTTAGATATTGCTTTAAATTTTCCCGTATTACACTCAATCTGAAATTTCAGAACATGTTCCTGATGCCTGAAATCGTATGGAATCATTCGACCTTGACTCATGTAATAAAACTGTATATGTAAACTCTTAAGACCCTTTTGAGACCCAGAGAAGAACGTGTGTTCAACAGGGTCATCTGAAACATAATTTACATATGAGCCGTTGATCAATATCTGACCAGTATAAAAGGGTTCTCGGAGATATACGTCTTTATTGAATGTCTCGGAACCTGTACCTATACGCAGTAAAAATGCATTTGGTCCTTCAAGGTTAATAGACCCACTGGTGTATGTACCATTACCCGGTATAGTTATATTCTGTGGAGGTAGACCAAATAATTGATGAGGAGTTGTGTAACTGGATGACACGAGATTGGATACTGTATCATCTGTTCCTGACATGTAACGGGCATTCGTACCGTCACCAAATTCTATAACCTTCGCGTCGCTTGCATTATTTGTGTATGTAATTGTATTTGTGTTTGAATTATATGCAGCATCTATATTTGTGATATGAGCAGTAATAATATGTGCCAAATCAAAACCATCATTAAAAGAACGGTTTGGTAACAATATGCTTTCATGTTCGGTAGAATTGTAAATACTAAAGGTATTGTTACGGGCGTGAATCAATGTTTGACTGTTTGGTATACGAGCGGAAAGAAGAGTGATTTTTTTAACATCATAAATTTCATTCTTCAGATCGATTATATAATCGTGCGGGTCTGGGTATTTCGAATAGTCGCGTTCACTACTATCGATTTCTAAGGTATGGACCTCCATTAAAATTTGCGTATATAATTTTAATGGGTGTTTTGATTTGATATATTTATGATTTAATTAATGGTCTTGCTGAAAGGGTTGTTTGCAAGTTGGTTCTTGGCTATGTCTAACCCATTACCCGCTACACGGGGATTGATGTTACCCTTGTAAGGATTAAGCTCGGTGTACTGATTATGTTTATAGTGTTGCATCCATCCACCGTTAGCACCACCTGTGCGTCCGTCAATTCGAGTCTTATCGTGACGAATAGTGGTAAGAGCACCATGTTGATTGACGGGTTTCTCACGCACATTCATACGACCAGGATTACCCGTCCTATTTGGCTTGGCACGACGCTCGTCGGGGCGAATACCATAGGAAAACTGTGTGTTAACATCATACCCAGAGTTACTTCCACCATTATTATTCATACGGGCAGCAGGAGAAACCATGTAACCACCATAGAAGTTCGCAATACTGGGTGATGGGTTATTCACATGCATAAATTGAGAATCGTGTACATCACCCTTATTACGGGTGGGAAGCTGAGGTATGGCCTGAGCTGAAATGAAACGTTTACCAGGGGTTTTGTCGAGGCCATCAGTCCGGTGACCAGTTTGAGCCCTATTGGTATTTCGCATAGCTTTTTGATGAGAAGCACGAGGCACCGTACCACTCATTCCCTGAGCACGACCAAATACTGGAGGACGACGCTCGGGAAGGTACGCAGTTTTTTCAGGTTGATTGTGAGTTAATTCACCAATTTCTGCTCGGCGACCACCCTTGATATCAACAGCGGGGCCCGAACGACCCGGTAATGTTGTGAGACGGTATGCTCCTGTATTTACAGGATTGACACGGAAAAGTTGTTGGTAACCACCAGCCGATTCAACGTTAGTTCCAACACCTAAACCTGGACCAACAAGCTTTTGTTCAATGGGTGAAAGATTATTCATACGACCTTGATCGTAAAGACGTCCACGCATCTCTAAAAGCTCCTGACCACCCGTACGACTTTGGGGGGCAATAACAGAAAAGGAATCGACTTCAGTCTTCCTATCTTTGAAAGGGTCACTGAACTCGATTTCTTCGAATTCAGTTTCAAATAGTTCTGGCTCCTCTCTGACAACTTGTTTAGGTTGTTCTGGAACTTCGCTCAGTTTTCGACCAGCGTAGATTAGTCCGGCAACTGCCAATACAGAAACTGGATCTGCCATTCTTACTTGAAACCAATATTTTTATTGTGGTAAATACCTTTGGTTAAACATACTATTCTGAACATACGCACGTGTGCTGAGAGGTTCATAAGTTCGGGTACGAAGAGGAACCTTGCACGCGGTATTATTTAGTGGGAAATAACCACTCTCATGAGGAGTGACTATAACCTTATTGAAACGTGTCGTCGCTTGGGGGCGAAGCTGATCACTTACTTCGATAAAACGAGCTGGGGAACCCTTACCCGCCATATAAGGAGCGGTACCATAAACCATAGTAGAGGGACGGGAGGAGTAATTTAATGCACTAGGTTGAGGGTAAACAAAAACTTCTTCATCAGCCCTATTGAGAGGAGGGGCACCACCACCTGAAAGAATGTTTAGTCCTGGTTGGAGCTGATACGCCATATTACTATTACTTGAGAAAATTAAGCTACATGACCTGCTCGTAAGCCAGATCCTCGATGCATACCAGACCTCTTATCACCCGCAGAATCTAAACCACCGAACGCTTCCAACTGAACACCCCTTGCATTAGGGTTGCAGTATGTGCTATCAGTCTTACAAGTAGGACCGAGTTTCTTACCGTAACACCATTCAGCGAACCCAGTTTGATCACCAACAGCCGTAGTTACGGGATTGGAAACAAATTGTCGGGCCATAGCATTGGCTTGATACGCAGGTAAAGCTGTCCTGGAACGACCAGGCATGTACTTTGTGCGATTTTCTAGTGAATTGCTAATTTGATTTTTGACAGAGGAATGATAGCACGCGGAGGGACGATCAGGGCGATCCGTGAAATCGGATAATAACATGTTACCCATAGGATTATCGTCCGTAGGCATGACACATGTAGACTCTGCATTTTGTTCAATTACTGTAGGTCTAGCGTGACCCTCCTTAACCATTCCAGAGTTGTACATAACGTACAGAACGCCTAAAACGGTAGCCGCTAAAACGAAGATTCGGGGGTCACGACGAATAAGATAGATAAAGCACGCGGCGTAGATGATGAATCGTGAAGCGGCATTCACTCGTTCCTCCGCCGTCTGCTTGTTCGTCGGCCAGAACTGCAAAACCTTTTTATGGTCAATGAGTTCCTGTGGATTGTCAAACCAAACCATCATTTATATATGACTGAGTTTATTTTTTCAACATAGAACTAAACATGTTCATAAGTGCCTTTTCGTCGATTTCGCCGTCACCATTCTGCATCTTTTCGGCACAGTCCTTGGCGACAGATTCTATGACAGAGAGTGTCTCTTGGGGGATTGCGGTAATAGTGGTACCAAGCATATACAACGTTTGGAGATATTGCCAAACAGCATTCTTAGTACCGTCGGACATCTTATCCGACCAGTAATCCTCGATGTTTAGGTCCTGAAGAAACTCAATACCCTTAATATCCTCGAGGAAGAAGCTTTCGTCTCGCTGAGTAATCTTCTGGGCATACGCCCCTACACCACCCATATAGGCTTCAACACACTTACGAGGATTTGTGGACTTGAGAAGATCAAAAGTAGTCATAAACTTCTTGATTCCCTTCTCATCGGGGAAAGTTTTATGCAATTCCACAAGAAATTGACCCATCATATCATTGAATGCAGACACGGAAGCCATTTTATACTATGTATATTATTTTTATCTTTAACTTTAAAAAGGTTCACTAGAAATGACCTCCTTTTGTGCTAAACCATTCGCCACGATGAAATAAACCATGATGGCGTTGAGTACGGCTGGTTTAACGTAACTACTATTAGGGAGTTTGTCTTCATTATTAATTCTAGACTTTGCGTGAATATACCCTGCTGTAATAAGGGCTGCTATAAGTCCTGCCCACACGGGGTCTCGGAGATAGTCTGAGAGTTCCATTTAATAATAGGCAACTTTTTTTGTTCTCTGGTCAGCGGCATCATCAAACAAAACATCGTCATCTTCGCCTGCCATTTCGGGCTGACGTTGAGGTTCTGGGTCGAGAGATTGTACATTTTGGATTGTCTTAAATTCGTTAGCTAATCCACTTGGTTGTGTAGTAGGATCCAGGTCAGGAGACGGTTCGGGTTCCGTCTCAACAATAGGAGGTTGTTCTGACTCGAGAGGAGTTTCTGGGTCTGTTTCCTGGGGCATTTCATTTGTTTCGTCATATATATCTGGGTCCTCTGTATCGGCAAGTTGCTCCTCGTCGTCGATATTAATTTGGTTACCATCTGGTGACATGTACGTCTGTAAAATCTGTTGAACGGGAATCAACTGTTTTACAGTGTTCTCGATGCACACGGAAATGCGTATAGCGAGTTTATCGTCGCGGATATGCTCAGATTGTTCTTCATGGTAAATGTATGGATCACGGTATAACTCTTTGGCAACATTGTCGTAACAGGATTGAATGAAGACCTCATTGGTAGGAACTTTCAATGAAATTTTCTTGTTCTCAGCCTTGAGACGAACAGAAGAAAGAATTTTCACACAACTAACAAACACAGCGGCGAGCAAATCGTTGAACCATGCACAACGATCAGTGATGTTATCACTGTGACGTTTGGACATAGCATTACTCCAGTTTGGAACTTCCTTTAGCAGATTTTGGTATTGTATAAGAACCTTGCGTCCCTTGGACATCTTGTGAGCTTCTTCGTACATTTCAGCAAATACTTCGATCATGGGTGGAGCCATGACCTGGCAAAGAGCCGAAAGGTATTCCTTTTTAGCTTCTACTAGAATTCCAAGTGGTTCAGACATGGTATACTATAGGAAGATACAAAATTTATTATAAGTCCTACGCACCACCGCTCCTGTACTTATTAGCCATCTTTTTGAGATTTATGAACGATGGTAAGTCTGTGTCATCAGAAACGGTTGTGGTATGTATTTTATTTTCACGTTTAGGTAAACCCCACGTGATACAAAGATCTATGGAAGTGAGGACTTGAACATTAAAACCCCCCAACTCTAACTGCCTTTTTAGATATGTACAGGCCTGGGAACGATCATATGTTGGAAATCCAAAAACAACTGCAGGAACACGCAAGAATACACACTTACCACCCAATTCCACCGTGTGTCTTATCTTTCTACAAAATTGTTCATGGATTTTCTTATATAATTCCTTCTTATTCCTTTTTCTGTTCATCTCAATGCCCGCAATATCAGATGCATTGATCATTACAATTACTGTAATTTATTTTTTGCCGCTTGTAACTCGACTCCTGTTATCTCCACCTTTTTCTTAACGAGTTCATAATGAAAAACTCTTAGA